AGTGGTGATTATCTCACTACGTCGTCCAACGGGTTTGGCCGAGGACTGTGCGCTGAGGCTGTTGGGTCTTTCGCCTACACCATGGGCGACGACTGCCTAGAATGGAACAGAGTCCGCTTGGATGAATTGAAGAGCCGCTATCTGGAGCTTGGACTTCCCGTAAGGGATGTCGCAACACAGGAGCCCGATGACTTCGTGTTTTGTTCACACCGTTTTCAGCGGCAGGACGACGGCAGTTGGCGTTGTTGGTTGGATTCCTGGGAGCGCATGCTCTACGAGGCGTCCTTTTCGCGTCATTGCGATCCTTCAACGCTGTGCAACTACCTGGATGAGATCCGTGATATGCCCCATGGGCCTGTCAAGGAGAGAATCCTTGAATTCCTGACTAACCGTGAGGTGTTGCTCGGTGCCGTCGCCGGGCATGACAAACAAGAAGAATCAGACAAAGACCAGCACCCAGGTCTCTAAATTGGGTGCGATGAACACAGCTAAGATTAAAGAACTCACCAAGAGGGTGGAGAATTTGACGATGTCCGTGAAGAAACACAAGACCCAGAAGGGAGATCCTCTTTTGGGCCTTATTGGTAAGGCTGGTACCGCACTTGGAGCTGGAATTTCTCGAATCGCAGGATTCGGGGATTACACAGTGACAGACAACACCATGTCGAAAGGAGGTTATTCTTCAGTCGACGTTCCGATGTTTGGTGGTTCCGGCTCCAGTGAGGTTCGGGTCACTCACAGAGAGTTTGTTAAAACTATATCTGTGCCTAGTGATCCTACTAAGTTTAACAACTTTACTATGGACATTAATCCATCTAACGAGGAGATGTTTCCTTGGCTGAGTAAGATTGCTAAGAACTACCAACAGTACAAAATTAACGGAATGGTCGTTACATTTAAATCAATGACCAGCGAATACACCAGCGCTGGTGCGTTGGGCACGGTGGGCATAGCCACTAATTACAACGTTAATGATAAACCATACGCCGATCTTGTTTCTTTTGAAAACAGCCAGTTTGCCGTTGTTAACAAACCCAGCCTCAATATTGTTCACGCAATTGAGTGCAAGGAGTTTGCTAGAAATGGCCTACAACTGTACGTCAGGGACGCAGGTAGTGAATCTACTCAGGTGAGTGATTCGAGGTTTTATGACTTCGCCAAGGTTCAAATCATGACCGATGGCTTGCCACAGGCTGTGGATACAACGCTAGGGCAGTTGTGGGTGTCGTACGACATCACGCTCCTAAAGCCTGTTGTTCCTAGGTCTTCTGTGGTTCCTCCATCAGTGCCTCGCACAATCTTGACATCTCAGAGGGATACCGCTGCATTGCAGATGCTCGCTAATGGCGATATTTACGCGGACGATGTGTCTTGGCCTGATCAAGTGTTAGCGGCCTCATCTAATTTTAGGTCGTTTTCTACGATTCCAGGTTTGGACATAACAAGCGCGAAGAGTGACACCTTTAGCAGAAGCCCCACTGAACTGACGCTGATATCGCCCAGTGAAGATGGAGGTCTCTTGCTGCGCAGAAATGGGCGATACGTGCTTATTTTCTCTGCGCTTGGCGAGTTCCCGCAAAACGCAAATTACGTTACCGGGGAGAGTGTGATGAAAGATTTCGCTGTCACCACCATTGGCACAGCGGTTTCCAACGTTGTTTATGATTTGCCTTATACGGTCAAACATAATGTGTATGGCACTTCAGGGGTCAGGATTGTGAACATTGCGAACGGCGCGCTTGAGATTGAGGTCTCAGGCATTACGTTCCAGGGCAGCCTCCCTACTGGTGGCGTGCAAATTGACATCAACGATTGGAAGGTCTGGAACAACCAGACCATGTTGCCTTCGAAGGTTTCTCACACGCTCCATGTGCAGTGGTCCGATCATGTTATTTACCCTTGACTTAAGGTCATCTAGTGTGTATATGTGGAAGGAAACCATACTTAAACCAGGGCTTAGCGGAGCCTGAAAAATTCCGTCAACCACGGGCGCAAGCCCGTGCCAGGGTGCCACAGTGCGAAAATGCAGAGATAAAGATTACCCAACTTGGCTGAAAGACCGTGGAGAAAACCATGTATTTAAACCCCAGAGACAACTGAGTTACAAAACCGGGGGCTGGCGTCTGCCTACAAGCAGGCCTCAACC